GGAGCAGGCCAAGAAGATGGCCGAGCGCGAGTTGGAGGAAGCCAAGTCCAAGTTCAAAGCCGCCTACGACGCAGGCGAGTCGGATGCCGTTGTTGCAGCGCAAGAAGAACTGACTGCTGCAAAACTGAAGTCTGACCGAGTAAACAATCTCAAACTACCCGCTTTACAACCGGATGAAACTGAGGTACAAACTCAAGTAACCGCCCCAGCAGTCGATGACCGGGCCGTGCAGTGGCAGAAAGCCAATACATGGTTTGGGCCAGACGATGAGATGACCAGTTTCGCGCTGGGGTTGCATCAGAAATTGGTCAAACAGGGTATTAACCCTCGCTCTGACGAGTACTACGAGAAGATTGATGCTCGTATGCGACAAGTCTTCCCAGACGCCTTCGATGACGTTGAGGACGACGAACCAGAGGAAACGAAGCCTCGTCGAAAGACGAACGTCGTGGCACCGGCAACACGTAGCACTGCGCCCAAGAAGATCGTGCTGACGCAAACGCAGGTGGCATTGGCCAAACGGCTTGGTGTGCCGCTGGAAGAATACGCCAAACAGGTTGCTATGGAAATGAGGAAACAAAATGGCTGAGAACAGACTGAACCGAGAACTGGAAACCCGTGAAAAAACGGCCCGCAAGCGCAACTGGATTCGTCCAGATACGCTGCCTACTCCTCATCCCGAGGAGGGCTACGAATTCCACTGGGTTCGCGTCAGCACTCGCGGTGAGTCTGACCCCATGAACGTCTCCCTCAAACTTCGTGAGGGCTGGGAACCCGTCAAGGCATCTGATCACCCGGAAATCTTTGTGGCTGGCGTCGAAAACGACCGCTTCAAAGACAACATCCTGATTGGTGGTCTCCTGCTCTGCAAAGCACCCAAAGAGTTGGTCGAAGACCGGAACGACTTCTTCCGTCAGGAAGCAAGTGCTCAGATTCAGTCGGTTGACCACAGTCTCATGCGCGAAAATGATCCTCGCATGCCGCTTTTCAATGAGCGCAAAACGAAGGTCACTTTCGGTCGAGGAACCTAATTTTTTGGAGTCAAAACATGGCTTACCCCACCATTGACAAGCCGTACGGCTTGCAACCGACCAATCTAATTGGCGGTCAGGTGTTCGCTGGTTCGACCCGCTACATGAAGATCGCAAGTGGCTACGCCACCAACATCTTCTACGGCGATGTGGTCAAACTGGTGAGCGACGGTACTGTTGAGAAGGACACTGGCACGACCACCGTTGCATCCAACGGCGTTGCTGGCATCTTCCTTGGCTGCACCTACACCAACCCCTCCACGAAGCAGCCCGTCTTCGCCCAGTACTGGCCCGCCAGCACTGTCGCTTCTGACGCGCAAGCCATCGTGGCTGACGATCCCGATATTCTGTTCAAGGTCGCCGCTGTGTCTTCGGGCACCACCGTCGCCTTCTACGGCCAAACCGTGATCGGCAACAACGTCGCTCTGGTGCAGAACTCCGGTTCCACCACCACTGGCGATTCCGCTGTGGGTATCAACGGCTCCACCGCCGCTGCTACTGCATCTCTCCCCATCCGCATCGTGGCAGGTGTCCCCGACACCGCAAACGCTTCTGGTGAGTTCTGCGAATTCATCTGCAAGTTCAACGCTCCGTACATCACGCTGACCGAAGGTACGCCTAACGTCGTCGCATGGAACGGTGGCCACATGTACAACAACCCGACCGGCGTCTAAGGAGTTAGATCATGGCAATTTCTCGTGCCCAACTACTGAAAGAACTCCTGCCCGGCCTTAACGCGCTGTTTGGTCTGGAGTACAAGAAATACGGCGAAGAACACAAGGAAATCTTTGAACAAGAGAGTTCCGAGCGTTCGTTTGAGGAGGAGACGAAACTCTCCGGCTTCAGCGCCGCGCCTGTGAAGAACGAAGGTTCTGCGCTGGCATACGACAACGCCCAAGAAGCATGGACTGCACGCTACGTGCACGAGACCATCGCTATGGGTTTCTCGCTGACTGAAGAAGCCATCGAGGACAACCTGTACGACTCTCTGTCCAGCCGCTACACCAAGGCGCTTGCTCGTGCCATGGCCTACACCAAGCAGGTGAAGGCCGCTGCGATCCTGAACCAAGGCTTCACTGGTGGCCCCACCTACGGTGACGGCAAGACCCTGTTTGCTACCGACCACCCGCTGGTCTCTGGTGGCACCAACAGCAACCGCCCCACCGTTGCAGCCGATCTGAACGAGACTTCTCTGGAAGCCGCCGTTATCCAGATCGCTGGTTGGACGGACGAACGCAGTCTTCTGATTGCCGCCAAGCCCCGCAAACTGGTTGTGCCTCCCAGCCTCCAGTTCGTGGCCGAGCGTCTGCTGAAGACCGAACTGCGTGTCTCCACCGCCGACAACGACATCAACGCCCTGAAGTCGATGGGTTCCATCCCCGAAGGCTATACGGTCAACCACTACTTGACCGATACCAACGCATGGTTCCTGCTGACCGATGTGCCTAACGGTCTGAAGCACTTCGTGCGTACCCCGATGCAAACGGGTATGGACGCTGACTTCGACACCGGCAACAGCCGCTACAAGGCCCGCGAGCGTTATTCGTTCGGTGTGTCTGATCCTCTGGGCGCGTTCGGTTCTCCCGGCGCGTGATGAGATGAAAAGGGGCTTCGGCCCCTTTTCTTTTTTGACGGATCGTGTATATTTGAGACAAACCGGGAAATTCCGGTGTGTTTGACAGGCCCGGCTGACGACATGCAGACGAACACACCATAACTCGCATGTGAGGAAATCATGGCTCGCACTACTTTTCAAGGCCCGGTTCGTTCGCTGGGTGGCTTCTACACCCAAGGCCCCAACACCATTGTTGAGGTCGCCAACGGCACCAACACGCTGACTCTGGACGTTGCCAACTACGCTGGTCGCACCCTGCGCACCAACGACGCAACGCTGATCATCACTCTGCCCGCCATCGTGGCTACCGCTGACCCGGTGACCTCTGGCCCGGGCGCTGACCCCAACACCCTGAACAACCTCGGTGCAACCTACCGTGTGTTCATCGAGACCTCGGCAACTGCCGTGGCTATCAAGACCAATGGCACTGACAAGTTTGTCGGCTCGTTGCTGATGGTGGACACCGATTCCAGCGGTGCCGTTTCTGGCTTCGCCCCCGCAGCGTCGAACGACGTGATCAACCTTGATGGCTCTACCACTGGCGGCATCGCTGGCTCGTGGATCGAGATCACCGCCGTTGACGCCAACAAGTACTTCGTGACCGGCATCTTGCTGGGCTCGGGTTCTGTGGCCACTCCGTTCGCTGACGCCTAATCGGAGGTCGCCATGACAGTTCAAACCGATGTCAGAAGTGCCACGCGCACCTCTGACGGCACTCTCGTAAGTGCCCGGGCTCGCATCAAAGCGATGACCATCACCTGCTCCGCAAGTGCAGGGTCGGTTGTGCTGAAAGATGGCGGCTCCGGTGGCACGACCAAAATCGAGATCAACACCCCCGCTCTGGCGGAGATTTTTAACGTCGCCATCCCAGCAGAGGGAGTGTTGTTCGAGACCGATGTGTATGTGGACGTGACGAACGTGAGTTCGATCACGGTCTTCTATGGCTAAGTCTCCAGCATGGCAACGGTCGGAAGGCAAAGACCCAAAGGGGGGTCTCAACGCCAAAGGTCGCGCCTCTGCGAAGAAGCAGGGCATGAATCTGAAGCCGCCCGCTCCAAACCCCAAGACGAAAGAAGCCAAAGGACGCCGTGCGTCCTTCTGCGCCCGTATGTCTGGGATGAAGGAGAAGTTGACATCGGAGAAGACCAAGAAAGACCCGAACTCGCGTATCAACAAGTCACTGAGGGCATGGAACTGTTGATATGGAACTGATGGTATGGAACACAGTCCTCTCCTTCGTCTCGGCGCTCATTTTGTGGGCGCTGAGGACGCATTGGGAGGAAGTCAAGCGACTGCAAATCTTGCTCAATCGCACACGCGAGGAGATGGCCAAGGAGTACATCACACGTGCCGACGTACATCACGACTTCGCACGGGTCATGGATCGCTTGGATCGCCTCGACAACAAGATTGACGCGTTGATCAAGGAGCATCGAAGTGCCCTCAACTAGCAAGAAGCAGCACAATTTCATGGCGGCGGTGGCCAACAATCCGTCGTTCGCCAAGAAGGCAGGCGTCCCGCAGTCCGTGGGGCAAGAGTTCACGAAGGCCGACAAGGGCCGCAAGTTCATGAAAGGTGGTGACACTATGGCAACGAAAGACATGAAGGGTATGCCTGCCGCGCTGGCCAAGCATGCCGCAAAGCCCGCATCCAAGGCCCACGCTGGCCTGAAGGCTGGTGGCAAGGTCAAGATGGCATCTGGTGGTCTGGCCGCTGGCCACAAGGCCGCTGATGGCGTCGCCAAGAAGGGCAAGACCAAAGGCAAAGAAGTCAAGATGGCCGGTGGCGGCATGTACAAGAAAGGCGGGATGTGCTGATGAAAAAATACGCCGAGGGCGGTATCTACACCGCCGAAATGGGTCAGCCTCCCATGGAACCCGATGGTGGCTCTGTTACGCCCGCACCCAAGCGCCCGATGCGTGGCATGCCTCCTGAGAGCCCCATGATGAAGCGTGAAGGTCGTGGCATGGCCAAGGCCGACATGCAGAAGAAAGCCCCTCAGAAGATGCCGCCCAAAGTGCCCGGCATGAAGAAGGGTGGCTCTGTTTCCGCACGCGCAGACGGTATTGCCAAGAAGGGTAAGACCAACTGCAAGATGTACTGAGGAGGTCGGTATGTTTGGGAAAGCCATCAAGGGTATGACTAACGCAGCGACCACTGCAATCAATACGGCCAAATCGTCCGTGCCTGCCGCTGCACCCGCATCTGCACCCGCGCCCACGGGCTCAGGTAGTCGCATTTTTCGCAGCCGCATGGCCGCTCGTAATGCCGCTCCTGCTGCCTCCACGGGGTTTAAGACGGGCGGGTCTGTGGGTTCCGCTTCCAAGCGTGCAGACGGCGTTGCCAAGCGTGGCAAGACGAAAGGTACCTTCGTATGATGGCCAGTCGGGGTATGGGAGCCATCATGCCCAGCAAGATGCCGGGCGGCAAAACCATGCGCCGCAAGGACGGTGACAAGTTCAACGACAACGGCGTGACCAAGCGCCGCAAGGACGGCGACGAGTTCACCATGTACGCGGAAGGCGGGGCTGTCAAGTCCAAGGTCAACGAGGCCGGGAACTACACCAAGCCGGGCATGCGTAAGTCGCTCTTTGAGAAGATCAAGGGGCAGGCCGTGCAGGGCACTGGGGCAGGGCAATGGAGCGCCCGCAAGGCGCAGTTGCTGGCCAAGCAGTACAAGGAAAAGGGCGGGGGGTACCGAGATTGAAGTCACCGCAGAAATCGCTCAAGGACTGGACAGACCAGAAATGGCGTACCAAGTCCGGTAAGCCGTCGAGCAAGACGGGGGAGCGATATTTGCCTGACGCAGCCATCAAGGCACTCAGTCCCGCCGAGTACGCCGCCACAACCCGCGCCAAGCGTGCTGGCAAAGCCAAGGGCAAACAGTTCGTTGCCCAGCCAAAGAACATCGCCAAGAAGACAGCGGGGTACAGGTAATGACGACTTCGGGCACGACCGACTTCAATCTCGAATTCACTGAGATCGCCGAGGAGGCGTGGGAGCGGGCTGGCCGCGAGATGCGCACAGGCTATGACCTGCGCACTGCTCGTCGCTCCATGAACTTGATGACCATCGAGTGGCAGAACCGTGGCATCAACATGTGGACGATTGACGAGGGGTCAGTCAACCTTGGACAAGGTATCGCAGAGTACGATCTTCCTGCGGACACCATCGACCTGCTGGATCACGTGATCCGCACAGGTGAAGGCAACGTCTCCACGCAGGCCGATCTGGCCATCACGCGTATCAGTGTTTCTACCTACGCCACCATCCCCAACAAACTCCAGCAGGCCCGCCCCATCCAAGTGTGGGTTCGCCGCCTGCGGGATAACCCTAAGATTGTCGTCTGGCCGGTACCCGATCAGGGCACGATCAACAATCCCTACTACGTCTTCAAGTACTGGCGCATGCGCCGTATTCAGGACGCAGGCGCGGGTGTTGAGACCGCCGACGCCAACTTCCGCTTCCTACCCGCGCTGACCGCTGGGCTGGCCTATCACATCGCCATGAAGGTGCCTGAACTGGCCGAACGTGTGCCCATGCTCAAGGCCGCGTACGAGGAGCAGTTTGATCTGGCCGCAGGAGAAGATCGTGAGAAGGCGTCGGTGCGCTTTGTGCCCCGTCGCTCGTACATCGGAGGCGGCTGATGGGCAATCGGTACGCGTCAGCCAAGATCGCCATTGCGATCTGCGACCGATGCGGGTTTCGCTTTCGCCTGCGCGAGTTGCGCACGCTGGTCATCAAGACCAAGCAGGTCAACATGTTGGTGTGCAAGGAGTGCTGGGAGCCTGACCAACCGCAGTTGCAGTTGGGCATGTATCCTGTGGATGATCCGCAGGCTCTGCGCAACCCGCGCCCGGACAACACCTACGTGCAGTCTGGCCTGTTAGCAGATGGCTCGATTGGTGAAGGAAGTAGAAACATTCAATGGGGATGGAACCCTGTGGGTGGTTCGCGTAGTTATGATGCTGGCTTGACACCAAATAACTTGGTTGCTCAAGGACAAGTTGGTACAGTAACGGTAGTGACAACGTAAAGGAGTCGAGTATGGCTGGCAAGATCAAACCATTCAAGATGGCCGAGGCCGGTGTTGAATCGGTCAAGGAAGACCTGAAGAACACCCGCACGGTCGCCGGGAACAAGCGGGCTGATCCGTACCCCGAGATCAAGACCAGCGGCATCAAGATGCGCGGCGCTGGCGCGGCCACCAAAGGCGTGACGAGTCGAGGCCCGATGGCCTAAGAGGTAGCCATGAACTACACCGAGTTGTGCGTCAACATCCAAGACATCTGTGAGAACGAGTTCTCATCGACGGAACTCGCCATGTTCACGCAACAGGCCGAGCAGAAGATTTACAACACGGTGCAGATTCCTGCGTTGCGCAAGAACGTGACGGGCTCGATGTCGATTGGCAACGCGTACCTTCAGATTCCGTCTGACTTCTTGTACTGCTACTCGCTGGCGGTGATTGACGCAAGTGGTGAATATCACTACCTTCTGAACAAGGACGTGAACTTCATCCGTGAGGCGTACCCAAAGAACAACTTGGCATCACGTGGTCGCCCAAAGCACTACGCCAACTTCGACGACTCCGCGTTCATCCTTGGCCCCACTCCTGATCTGGCCTACAGCGCCGAATTGCATTACGGCTACTACCCTGAGTCCATCGTCACGGCGGGAACCACGTGGCTTGGCAACGAGTTTGATTCTGCTCTCCTCAATGGTGCACTGGTTGAAGCCATTCGCTTCATGAAGGGTGAGCAGGACATGGTGGCCCTCTACGAGCGGCTGTATGTGCAGGCCATTGGTCTGTTGAAAAATCTGGGCGACGGCAAACTGCGTCAGGATGCGTATCGCTCTGGGCAAGTCCGTATCCCTGTCAGTTAAGGAGAATTCTCATGGCAATCACGCAAGCAATGTGCACTTCGTTCAAGGTCGGTATCCTCGATGGGGACTTCGACTTTGGCACTGGCACGACTCAAACCTTCAAGATCGCGTTGTACACGTCGTCGGCCACTCTGAGCGCCGCCACGACCGCGTACACCACGTCCAACGAAGTGACCGGAACCGGGTACAGCGCAGGTGGACAGGCTCTGACGATCAGTCAGGTGCCCACTTCCAGCGGCACCACGGCGTTCATCGACTTCTCGGATGTCACATGGAGCACCGCCACGATCACTGCGCGTGGCGCGTTGATCTATCTGGCCAACGGCACGACCAACCCTGCGGTTGCTGTGCTGGACTTCGGTGGCGACAAGACATCTACCGCTGGCAACTTCACCATCCAGTTCCCCGCCGCAGACGCATCCAACGCGATCCTGCGCATCGCTTGATGGTGAGTAGGTGGCTGATGCAAAGGTAGCCTTTGAAGGTTGGGGCGCTTCAGGCGTTGCTTGGGGCGACCAAGGGTGGGGTGTCGGCCATTCAAATGTCACGGGTACAGGCGCGGTTGGTACCGTCGCCGTCACCGCTGATGCAAACGTCTACCCGTCGGGCCTTGAGGCTACGGGTCAGGTTGGTTCTGTCCTCGTTCAGGCAGACGCCAACGTCTTCCCCACTGGGGTCTCCGCTACGGGTGCCATTGGCACCGTGGTGGTCATCGCTGAGGCCAACGTCTATCCCACTGGGGTACAGGCTGACGGCTTCATCGGGGCCGTTCAGGTCACTGGCGATGCGAACGTCTACCCCTCGGGACTCCAAGCCGTCGGGCAGGTCGGAACCGTCGTGGTTCAGGCCGACGCCATCGTGCAGGTCACGGGCGTCTTTGGTACAACCCAACTGGGCACCGTTCAGGTCACTGCGGACGCCAATGTCCCGGTCACCGGGCTTGCTGCCACTGGTGCTGTGGGCACCGTGGTGGTCATCGCCGAGGCCAACGTCTACCCGACCGGGGTCTCCGCAACAGGTGCAGTGGGCACCGTCAATGTCACTGGCACGGCCAACGTCTTCCCCACCGGGGTGGAGGCGACCGGAGCCATTGGCCAAGTTTCGTTCTCCCTGTCCATCGTCGTCTCCGTCACGGGTGTTTCTGGCACCATGCAGTTGGGCGATGTGGTCGCCACGGGTGGGGCCACTGCCCTGCCGACGGGCGTCCAAGCAACTGGTTTGATTGGCGATGTGAATGTTTGGGGCCAAATTGATGACGGACAGAACGCAAACTGGCAAAATGTCAACGATACTCAGACATCCAACTGGAATGTCGTGAGTGATACGCAAACAGCGGGCTGGCAAGAAGTTGTCACATGAAAGGACAGTAGATGACTACTCAGTACACTCCAATCCTCAAACTGGCCCTGCCGGTTACCGGCGAGTTGTCGGGCACGTGGGGGGATGTCGTAAACGACAACATCACGTCGATGGTCGAGCAGGCCATCGCTGGTCTTGCCACCATCAGTACTTGGACGGGGAACTCTCATACCCTGACCACGGCCAACGGCACGACCTCTGAATCGCGTTGTGCCATGCTGGTTGCCCAGAACGGCGCGGGCCTCACTGCCGCAGGCGAGATCGTCTGCCCGGCCTCCAGCAAACTCTACGTCCTCAAGAACGACACCTCGTACGCCATCACGCTGAAGACCTCTGCTGGTACTGGCGTGGCTGTGGCCTCTGGCAACACCGCGTTCCTGTTCTGCGACGGCACCAACGTCAATGCCTGTGTGACCACCATCGTTGATGGCCGAGTCACCGGCAACCTGACCGTGGACGGCAACGCCACGATCAACGGCAACACCACGCTGGGCAACGCCACTTCGGACACCATCACCGCCACGGCACGGTTCAACACTGACCTGCTGCCATCGACGGACAACGCTCGTGATCTGGGCTCTACGGCCAACTCGTGGAAAGATGTCTACATCGACGGTACTGCGTACCTCGCCTTGGTGGACATCAACGGCGGCACCATCGACGGCGTGTCGATTGGCGCATCGACTGCGGCCACCATCATCAACGTGGACAACCTGCGGCTTGACGGCAACACCCTGTCCTCGACCGACACCAACGGCAACGTCGTCATCGCTCCCAACGGGACTGGCGATGTGCAACTGGACGCCGACACGGTGCGTGTGGGCGACTCCGCCGCTGCGGTGACCCTGACCTCCAACGGCGCTGGTGCGCTGACTGTGACGACTGGTGGCGCAGCCAACCTGATTCTGTCCACCAACAGTGGAACCACGTCGGGCACGATCACCATCAACAATGGGGCCAACGGCAACATCGCCATCGTCCCTGACGGCACGGGCGACGTGCAACTCGATGCTGACACGGTGCGAATTGGCGACGCCAACACCGACGTGACCCTGACCACCAACGGTACGGGCAACCTGAACCTGACGACCAACGGGGGTACCAACAGCGGCACCATCCAGATCGCTCAGGGCACGAACGGCAACATTACGCTGACCCCGAACGGAACGGGCTCTGTGAGCGTACCCAAACTTGTTTGGAGCAACGGCACTTCTGGTCGCGTCCCCTACCTGACCACGGGTGGACAGTTTACTGACGACGCCGACATGACCTTTGACGGCACGACCCTTACGGTCAATTCGCTGTCGGTCACTTCGGGTGTGGTCTTCTCTGGTGGCACTGCGAACGGTGTGGTGTACCTCAACGGTAGCAAACAGGCTACTGCGGGGTCTGCGCTGACGTTTGATGGGACGACGCTGACCGCAAGCGCGTCAGCGTCTGCTTCGGGTAATTTCAAAACCACTTCGTCTACGGCACAGGTTTTTAACCTCACGGCAAGTAACGACGCTGGGACATCTATTGGTCTTGGTGTGTTTGGTTCTGCCGCTGGTACGTTTGGCACGATTGGAGCAGGCGTTCCGTTTTTAAGCACTGCTGCTACACGGATGGTGCAGAACGTGCAAAACGCGAGCGGCGCTTTCATTTGGGGTATCGGTTCTACACCTGCCGAGCAGATGCGGCTCGACCTCACGGGGCTGGGCCTCGGCACAAATACGCCTCAGGCCAAGGTGCATCTCGTCGGCACGACTGAACTGAGGTTGAACACCACCGCATCTGGCGCTGTCATTCAGTTCTGGAAAGATGCCGCTGCCACGGCGGCAAGTTCGATTGGTAATGCTATTCCGGGCGGTTCCGTTACGAACGACCTGCTTTTTGCGACATATACATCCAGTTCGTGGGTCGAGCGCGGGCGATTTACATCGGGCGGTGACTTTGTAGTTGGCCCAGTTGGCGGCAACGGCAGCGGCGTCGTCAAGGCTTCAGACGCTGCTGGTACTAACCAGCCCGGCTCCAACCTGCTGCTGAAAGGTGGCGATGGTGGCGGCACTGGCAGCAGTTATGTCGCAATCTTCACAGCCCCCGGAGGATCGTCTGGTTCTTCGCCAAGTGCTTCGGTGGAGCGGGCACGGGTTACCCCAAACGGCAATCTGCTGGTAGGTACTACAACCACGCCCACTGGGTTCTCGAATCGAATTATCACTTCAGTGATTTCTGCATCGGCGGCTAATCCGTCCGTAGTGACATACGCCAACGGTTCAGCGACCTCGTACCACGGCATTGGTACTAGCAACAATCAATTTGATATTGTTGCTTTGGGAACAAATAACTCGATTGTTTTTTATAACGGCAGTGACGGAACTACTCCGACCGAGCGGATGAGAATCTCGCCGACTGGCCTTGTCGGTATTGGCACGGGTAGCCCGGCCACAGCCCTACAAGTCAACGCCGCTGCCCCAACTATTCGCATTGAGGAGACGACGACAGGTGGAAGCAAGCGCCTTGAGATGGGTGTGACTTCTGGTGGCCAAGCGTTCATCGGTGCAAACCAGAGCGCCCAAAGTCTGCAACTTCAGACTGTTGGTACTACACGGATGACGATTGGCTCAACGGGCAACGTCGATATTGCTGGGACTGGATACCTTAACGTAGATAGCGGTTACGTTCGTGCTGGCGGCGGCAGTGATCCGGGAACGCAACTTGTTATGTACACAACAGCGGGAGGTGATGGCTATATCGCCGCTTTCCAAACTATTTTTGCCACTGGCAACAATAGCGCTCGAACCGAGAAAATGCGACTCACAACCGCAGGCAACCTTGGTATTAGGACGGGTTCGCCTAACGCTCTTATTCACACTCTTGGGGCTGATGGAGCAACGGCAGACCTTGCTCGTTTCCAGCAGACCAACCAAGGCAACTTGCTGATCCAAAGTCAGCAGGGTAGTCAAGACATTGGCGGCACAAACGGTATCTTATTTTCCAACGCTACTGGTGCTATGGGTTTCCGCACAAACGCGGCAAGCGGCAATGCGCAAATGCTGCTTAATCCCAGTGGCAACCTTGGTCTTGGTGTGCTTGCACCAGCGTACAAGTTGGACATGTACGGCGCTGCGGGTATCGGCTTGCAAATCTATGAGACATCCACTGGGGACAACAAGCGGCTGATCCTTACACAGACATCAAGTGGAATCACATACAACGCAACTTATAGCGCCAGCAGCAACAACCACATCTTCCAAGTGGGCAATGCTGAGGTCGTACGTATTGACACCAACGGTAACTTGCTGGTGGGGACTACGACAACCCCGGTCGCAGGCTATAACTGTTTTAGAGAAAGCGGTGCTGATGTTCAGTTGTTGTTGGAGCGTACTGGTGGTGGTGGTGGTGACGGGTTTGGTGGTATTGGTGGAAATGCCGCTAACGCATTTACTGTCTATTCAGGCTCTGGCTCGACGTTGGTAGGCCCAAGGTTTAACGTCACTCAAGGCGGTTCTTGTTTTAACGTAACGGGCACATATGGGACGATCTCCGACATCAAAATTAAAGAGAACATTGAGGATGCCCGTGGGTATCTTGAAGACCTGTGCCGAGTCCGTATTATCAAATACTCGCTGAAAGCTGATGCCAAATCTGCGCCCGATAAGTTGGGTGTTATTGCGCAAGAGTTGGAAGAAATCTTCCCCGGAATGATTTACGAAAGCCCTGATGTTATCAACGGCGAGGAAATGGCAGGTACAACCACAAAAAATGTAAAGTACAGCGTGTTTGTTCCTATGCTGGTCAAGGCCATGCAAGAACAGCAAGCAATCATTGAATCACTCAAGGCGCGCTTGGATGCCGCAAATCTTTAATCACTGAAAGGAAAAATCATGACCGCACAAATCACTTGGATCATCGAGTGGATGCAAACCACTCCTACAACCGCAAACCCACCTGAGACGGTGATCACCGCTGGCTGGCGCTGCAACGGCGCTCAGACCGCAAACAGCGTGGAGTACGTAGGCACTTCTTATGGCACCTGCTCGTTCACTTACACCTCTGGTGAGCCCTTCACGCCCTACGACCAACTGACTCAAGATCAGGTGCTGGGCTGGTGCTGGGCCAATGGCGTAGACAAGGCCGCAACCGAAGCCAGCGTGCAAGCGCAGATTGACAACCAAATCAACCCGCCTGTGATTCAACCCCCTTTGCCGTGGGCCGCTCCTGCTGCATAATGTTTGACGGGTTTCGCCGCTGCCCGATTCCAGCGGCTGCATTTTTGGAGTAATCCATGAACGATCAGAACGTGAACATCACCCTCAAACTGCCCCTGCCCGCCGTGAACTTCATCATGAGCGCACTGGGCAAGATGCCGTTTGAGCAGGTAGCCGACCTTGTGCAGGCGATCCGTGAGCAAGCCATTCCGCAACTGCCCGTACCGGATGTGAAGAATGAAGCAAGCGCACCCGCCCAAGACGCTGCCTGATGGCACGATTGAACCGGCTCACGAAGTTGAAGCCGTTTGCGCCCATTGTGGGTATGACTTGGACGCTGCTGAACTTGAGGCTGACACATGCGCTGACTGCGGGAAGCCATTGAATCTCAAGCAGAGCGTGGCGATCCAAGTCACGACGTTGCCTCCACTGTTTGGGGGCGTTGCATAGGAGATGAGCATGGCCGAGCCGACCGAAATTGAACTACTCAAACTTCAAGCCAAGACTGAAATTCAGCGGCTTGAAGCCAACGCCCCCGCTAAGGAGGTGGCAGGTAAGGCAATCGGGAAGCACGGCCTGTTCTACATCACACTCATCGTGGTGATTGGGGTGACGGCCTCCGTCGTTCTGGAGAACGAAAAAATCGCCGCCGTGATGGGGCTACTGGGTGCAGCACTCACCGCCCTCATCAGCATGCTCAACGGGATCGCGGGAGCGACGCCCAAGCAAGAAAAACCTGAGTTTGAGGTGATCAAGAACTTGATCGAACGCCTCGACAAACTCGACCGCAAAGAGCCGCCCATGAAGGTGGACGTGACCGAAGGGCGCGTCACCGTGACCAAGGGCGACGACATCGTGACCACCTCAAAGGAGTGACCATGCCGATTCCTGCGTTACTCGCACCGCTCCTCACGCAAGGGCTTTCTCTCATCGGCAACGCCGTCCTCGCCAAGGGCAAGGATTGGGTCGAGGAGAAGACCGGCGTCAAACTTGACCAGCCGCTGTCTGCCGAGGATACCGTCAAACTCCGCCAGTATGAGATGGATCACGAGGAAGAACTCCTGCGCTTGCGCATCGAGGAGAAGCGCCTCGGCCTCGACGAACTTCAGATGTTCGCATCTGCCATCCAGAACGAGAACAACAACATCTCGGATCGCTGGAAGGCCGACATGACCTCCGACTCTTGGCTGTCCAAGAACGTGCGGCCCATGAGCCTGATTGCCATCTTCGCCGGGTACTTCCTGTTCTCCATGATGTCGGCGTTCGGATACAACGCCAACGAGTCCTATGTGTCCCTGCTGGGGCAGTGGGGCATGCTCATCATGGGTGCCTACTTCGGTGGCCGCACCATTGAGAAGATCGCTGAGATGAGGAGCAACAAATGAGCATGGTTGCCGAACAAGCCGCATTCCTTCTGGACATGTGCAAACTCGTGCAGCACGCCACGAGTCTTGGCTTTACCCTGACCGCAGGGGAGTTGTATCGCACGCCTGAGCAGCAGGAAATCTACATGAAGACCGGGCGCAGCCAGACGATGAACTCGCTGCACCTCAAGCGCCTCGCTGTGGACTTCAACTTCTTCAAAGACGGCAAGTTGGTCTACGACAAGAACGCCCTCGCACCGCTGGGTGCGTACTGGGAGTCGTTGAACCCCCTGAACTCTTGGGGTGGCAACGGTAAGAAGTTGGTGGATACGCCGCACTTCAGCCGAGGCGTTGGCAAACCTGAGTGGGCGAGGGTGACCTGACATGCCACTGAAGAAGATCGCGCTCAAGCCCGGGGTCAACCGCGAGAACACGCGGTACACCAATGAAGGGGGCTGGTACGACTGCGACAAGATTCGCTTCCGTCAAGGCACGCCCGAGAAGATCGGCGGCTGGCAGCGCATTTCGAGCACTACGTTCCTTGGCATCTGCCGCTCGCTGTGGAACTGGGTCACGCTGGGTTCTGTGAACCTGATCGGCGTGGGCACCAACCTCAAGTTCTATCTTGAGTCGGGCGGTGCGTACAACGACATCACGCCATACCGCGATCATGTGACGCTGACCAATCCGTTTGAGACCTTCAGCGGCTCTCCAATCGTGGAAGTGACCGACGCCAACGGTGGCTACATCGACGGCGACTTTGTGTCGTTCTACCCTTCGGTGACCGTCAACGGCGTGACTATCTACGGCCAGTACGAACTGACCATCTCGGGCACCAACAAGTACACCATCGACGTGGGTACCAACGCTTCGGCCAGCGGGGCTGGCGTGGGTGGTACTGTCCAAGCCGTCTACCAGATCAACGTCGGCCCGGCGTTCGTCGTGCCGCTGGTCGGATGGGGCGCAGGCCCTTGGGGCTCTGGCACGTGGGGTATCGGCCAGCCGTCCACTGACGCCATCCGTCTGTGGAGCCAAGGCAACTTTGGTGAAGACCTGATCTTTGGCCCTCGCGGCGGTGGCATCTACTACTGGGATGCGTCCTCGGGATTCAGCCCCAACACGTTCTCTGCCACGGTGGCCAACCCCACCGTGATCACGACCGCTGCTGAGTACCCTGAAGGCACGCCGCTGCGCTTCTTCCCCGAGTCTGGGGCTACGATGCCTGCGGGCATCACTGCCGGGCAAACCTACTACGTGCGCAACCCCTCGGGTACCTCGTTCAACATCTCAGCGACGCCGAATGGGGCGCTTATCCAAGTCACGGTTGCTGCGACCGGCACCTGTCGCATCTCATCCAACGCATACCTGCTCAATGACTTTGGCGGGGCTACGGACGTGCCGCTGGAGCAGAACTACCTGCTCATCTCGGACATCAACCGCTTTGTGTTCGCCTTCGGGTGCAACGACTACGGCTCGGCCACGTTTGACCCCATGTTGATCCGCTGGTGCGATCAGGAAGACCCGTATAACTGGACTCCCGCATCGACCAACCAAGCAGGCTTCCTGCGGCTGTCACGGGGCTCTGAGATCATCACGGCCATTCAGTCCCGTCAGGAAATTCTGGTGTGGACGGATGCGGCCCTGTACTCGCTTCAGTACGTTGGTGCCCCGATTGTGTGGGGCGCTCAGTTGGTGGGCGACAACATCTCATTGGTTGGCCAGAACGCCGTGGCGTTCGCCAATGGCGTGTCGTACTGGATGGGCAAGGACAAGTTCTACAAGTACGACGGTCGTACGCAGGCCCTGCGTTGCGACATCCGCCGTTACATCTTTGAGGACATCAACACTTCGCAGTACCCGCAGGTGTTCGCTGGCACGAGCGAGGGCTTTCACGAAATCTGGTGGTTCTATTGCTCGGCTAACTCCACCATGGTGGATCGCTATGCGGTCTACAACTACATGGAGGACATTTGGTACTACGGGCAGATGGCACGCACTGCATGGCTCGATTCGGGCCTGCGCAACTACCCGCTGGCTGCGACCTACGTGAACAACCTCGTGAACCATGAGGAAGGGCTGGATGACAACCTGAACGGTACTCCTGCCGCCATCACGTCCTACATCACGTCATCTGAATTTGACCTCGACGATGGCCACAACTTCATGTTCGTCTGGCGCGTGCTGCCCGACATCACGTTCGCCAACTCCACGGCTGCAAACCCCAACGTGACGATGTACCTGCTGCCCTTGAAGAACTCGGGTTCTGGGTACTCGGTGAACACCGCGACGAACGCCAACCACTCGGTGGCCAACGACAGTTTTGCGTCAGTGACGCGCACTGCGGTGCTGCCGGTCGAGCAGTTCACTGGGCAGATTTTCACCCGTATTCGTGGGCGTCAGATGGCCATGAAGGTGGAGTCCACCGATTTGGGTGTGACGTGGCAGATGGGTTCTGCCCGTATTGACATGCGTGCGGATGGTCGTCGATGAGCGCACCGCTGCTCCAGAAGATCGCGCCGCCTGCCCTCCCGCAGGCGCGGGAGCAGTATGACCGTCCGTACCAAGATCAACTCAACAACGTCCAGCGGCTGTTCTACAACCGCCTCACGCAGTCCTTCAATGCGCTGATCAGCCCTCCGTTGGCAGACGTTGCGCCGGGCGGTTCCAACCTGTACTTTCCCTACGCCTCAATTCAGCGTACAACGGATAGGACGTTTACCGCCAATACGGCTACTGAGATCACGTTCGACCAGAACGACTATCTGTCCGCATGTACCAACGATGGGACGAACGGTATTGGTATCGAGGTGGGTGGCATCTACAACTATCAGTTCAGCGTGCAGTGGCGCAACACAGATTCTCAGATACACGACGCTTGGATTTGGCTAAGGGTCAACGACACCGATGCGGTTGGGACGGCGAGTCAGTTTTCCGTTGTGTCTCGGCACGGTTCTGTAGACGGCCACGCCATTGCAGCGGCGAATTTTTACGTGCAACTTGCCCCCGGGGATTTTGTGAAGTTGTTTGCTGCGGTAAACAACACTGCGGTTGCGATGGAAGCCTACCCCGCACAAACAACCCCGTTCGCAATGCCCTCAATTCCCTCTGTTGTCGCTACACTTACGTTTGTGAGCGCGGTGTAAGGAGAACACAATGGCTGATAAAGATAAATACGCAGTGGCAGAGGACGAAGGCAAAGAGATCATGCGCATCGCCACGGAGTACTTCCGTCAACAGACGGGAGGAAACGAGGAAGAAACCAACCGCATGCTCAGTGGGCTGGCCGCTCTTGTGCAGAAGGACGGCATCCGTCTTGTGCACTTAGGGAATACCTTGTTCCTCGTAATGGTCAAGGGCAAGCGCATGGTGGAGGTGCACACCATGGCGGTCGATGAGACTGTCTCCTCGCTGGCCAAGAACTTCGTCATGCTGGTGCAGTACCTCAAAGGCATCGGCGTCCGAGTGGCGTACACCTACGCCGACGACAACCGATACGAGATGGTGGCCAAGCGGTCGCGCCTGCCGTTCCAGAAACGGCAAGTGACGATGCCCGAAGACGGCAAGACTTACACCGCCTACTACTTGGAGTTCTGAAATGCCTGTAGCCGCAGTCGTCCTTGTTGCTGCCGCCGCTACGGGTGTTGCTGCGACCATTGGTACGGCGGTTGCCGCCACGCTGATTGGTGCAACTGTTTCAACCGCCGCTGCTACCGCCATCGGTACCGGTATCATTGCAGGCACGATCACCGCCGCGCAGGGGGGTAGCGTCTCAGATGTCTTAAAGTCAGCCGTGGTAGGTGGTGTGGCCACCTACGTGGGCGGCTACGTCGGAGATGTTGTGGGTACGTCCGTGGCGTCAGCCACGGGGAGTACGCTCGCTGGTACGATTGTCGGTAACGTCGCATCAGGCGTTGCGCAAGCCGTGGTGCGCGGCCAAGACCTTGAGACCGGGGCTATCGCGGGTTTTGCGTCTTCCGCAGGCGCGGTGCTCGGCAACATCCCGGGGTTCAAAGACCTACCCAAACCTGTGCAGGCTGCGGTTACAGCCACGGCACGTGCAGCAGTCACTGGGGGCAACGTCCCCTCAGCGGTAGCGCAATCTCTGATTACTTCTACCGGCATTCTGGACAGTGCCATCAAGTCGATCCCCGGCTCGTCCACGGTGTTGGCAGACACGGCCAACAAGGATGTGGTTCAACTGGTCACTGGCACTCTGTCTGGTGCGCTCACTGCGGCCCTTCAAAACAAGAACGTCGGAGAAGCCGCTCAACGGGCGCTCATCAATAAGTCTGCGGACATCCTAGCCAAGAACCTGTTCGACGGAATTGCCCGTGAACAGTTGAAAAAAGATGTTGCGGCCACGCAGGCCAAATACGCCGCTGCGCAGGACGCCCAAAACGCCATCCAGTCTAACTACGAGTCGCAGACCTACTACGCCGACAAGTACAACGCCATCGTCAACACCGTCAAAGGCATGGGGACGGAGCATGAGCGGTTGGTCAAGGACTACAACGATAAGAAAGCCATCTGGCAAGCCAAAGTTGACGCTGGGGATACCGAAGGCGCTAACGCATACGTTGAGAATGTCAACGCCGCTGCCAAGGCTGCGGATGAGTACGTCACCAAGTACAACAAGTATTGGGAAGACAACAAGGGTACGTTGGACACCTACAAGACCAAACTGGATGAACTGAAGGCCGCGTACACCCCGCTCGAAAAAACATTTACTGATGCCAGCAAGACGCTGCAAGATGCGTCCACCGCGCTGGGCAAGAATGTCGGCACGTTTACCGACAACTCCAACCAAGCGTTTGTCAGCGCCCTTGATCCCAACTTTAACGCCGCGCAGTATCGAGAGATCAACAACCTCGGTGCCGATGTTGACGTGTACGAACACTACCTGTCCACAGGTATGTTCAAAGGGCTGGCTACCAACGACAAGGCCGCAGAGCCGTATATTGCTTCGGAAAGAAACCGAATCATTGGCGAGGTTGCCGCAGCCAAGGGCGTTACGGTAAACCAACTTGCGTCTGCCGATAAGGCTCAGATTGTTGAAAGACTCAACGCGAACTATGGCAAGAACTTCGGGGCGCTCAACAACGTCACTGGGGCACAACTCGTCAAGGATGCAGGTGGGGCCGACAAACTGCTGCCGGTGTCTGCGCAGAACGGGTACAAGGTCAACACGGACTTTATATACGGCGGTTGGAAACTACCACCCCCCGGCAAATACAACATGATTGACGGGTTCCGGTATGCCACACCGGATGAAGTCAATCGGGGTGTTGCGTCTTCAGATGTCACCAAAGATGGCAACACAGTTTGGGTCTACAAAGACACCGGCCAAGGAAAGTCACGCTTTGACCCCGTTACTGGGGAGATGGTGTATGTACTCCCGACGATCATTGTCAGCGGGGTGCGGGAACGTCAGCCTTCCGATGTCGAACGGTTGATGGTCGCGGCGGAGCAAGACCCGAAGACCGACAAGACGTTCGGTTCGTATTTCATCAACGCTGCCAAGGCGACTATCAACTGGGCCAAGAGCACCGGCAACTCGACCATCATCAACACCGCTGCCAACGTCATCAAAGCCGGTGGTGGTTTCCTTGAGTCCATCAACGGTATCTCCGTGCTGGCCGGGTACGCCCCAAAGAACACTGCACTGGGTAAGTTCGCCGATGCACTGCAAGGTATTGGTAAGGCCGGAAACACCGCTGAGTACCAAGCCGCGATCAAGAACATGCAGTCAATGATCGGCGACGCCAAGGGTGTGGGTGGCACGCTCAAGGCCATCTATGGGGCGTTCAAGTCTGCCCCGCTGGAGTTCTTGGCCGAGTACGTCGGTGTCGAAGGCGTGCAGGAAATTGCACCGCTGCTGATCGGTGGCGTAGCCTCCGCAGGTGCCAAGGGTGCCACGCTGGCCCTCAAGTATGGTGAAGCCGTCGCTGCGCGGATCGGCGCAGGTGCGGGCCTGAGTGCTGCCATGACCACGGACATCATCGAGTCTGCTGGTGGTTCTGCCAAGAGCGCCTACGATGAAGCCTACGCCACGGCCATCAAAGCCGGTAAGTCTGCGGCTGACGCTGACAAGATTGCTCTTGACATCGCACAGCGCAGTGCGCTGGTTGCCGCCGGTACAACTGCTGTGTCGATGGGTGTGGGCGGTGCCGCCGTCGAGAAGGCCCTGCTGGGTAGAACCGGCACTGGACTGGGCGACGCCTTGCAATCGCTGGGCGACTTTGCCAAGACGGGCACCAAGATTGCCATCAAGGAAGGTGTGGCCGAGGCTGGCGAAGAAGGCGTGATCCAAGCGTTCCTCGAAGGCCAACTCTACAAACTCGACCCCAACCGCGATGTGGCTGGGAACATCACCGCCGCTGCCGCCTTCGGCGCGATTGCTGGTGGCCCGATTGCTGGCGGTGCCTACGCTGGTTCCCGCACGGGCGACGTGATCTCCAACGCTCTGCTGGCCAATCCCACGGTGGCCAACACCATCAACAACGCGCCGAACGCTGCGACCGCTGCCTCTGAGTTGAGCAAACTGGGTGTGGCCGACAACGTGACGCAAGCCAACCTGCTCAACACCAAGTTTGACGCGTCCTACACCAGCAGCGCCGAGGCCGAGGCTGCACTGGGCAAGCGCACTGACTTCGCCTACACCGACGCTGATGTGAAGGCCCTTACTGGCGCAACGTCCAACATCAATCTGGCTGGAGCGGTTGAACAGTATGTCGATCCTCGCGTACTGGATGTGGGTGAGGTCAAGGCCGCTGCCGCTGCCGAAGGCTACACCATTACTGATGAACAGGCTGCACAGTTGGCCGGGCAGAAGGACGAAGCCTCTGGGGTTGCCGCTGCACGTGCACAGTTCGATCCGTTGGCCACCAACTACGACGAGGCCAAGTCGTTCTTCACGTCGCGGGGGTATACCGCATCCGCAGACGAGATTCGTTCGTTTGTGGGTAGCAAGGCTGAGGCCGATCAGACCAAGGCTGTTGGCGACTATGTGAACCCCCGGCAAGTCACGGCTGAGGAGGCACGCAAGTACCTCACCGACCTCGGGTACAAGCCGACCGATGCCGAAGTCAATCGGTTCGTTGGGCAGGTCAATGAGTCCCAGCAGGCTGCGGCCATCGGTACGTATGTTGACCCCCGCATGGTCGATGAGGGCGAAGTCAAAGCCGCGTATGAGTTGCTGGGGCTGAAGAAGCCCACTGCGGACGACATCAAGAAGTTCGTTGGGCAGTACTCTGAATCGGAGTTGGCTGGCAAGGCCGAAGCCTACATCCCGACCGCCCGGTACAACTCGATCATCGAGCAACTGGACGCACTGGCTGATGGCACCGGAGGCACTGCAAGCAAGGAAGTGCTGGACGCGATTGATACCGTCAAGCGTGACTTCAACGCGCAGTTGTCCGACCTCGGCGTGGACATCAGCAAGGTATCTTCTGAGGTTGGGGCCACCAAGGACGCACTGCTGACGGCTATCAGCGACGCCCAGAAAGGCAACACGAGTCGCTTTGGCGACATCGACAAGGCGATTGCTGACCTCAAGGCCGCAGGGCTGACCGAAGCACAGGTGCAGAAGATCGTGGATGACTCCTCAGCAGGTGTCTCCAAAGACTTCAAGGCCGCGCTGGATGCGGCGGTCAAGGGTAACAGCGAAGCGCTGACCAAGGTTCAGGAAGACCTGACCACCAAGATCGGTGACGTGCAGACCACGCTGACGACCGCACTGGGCGACCAGAAGACTGCGTTCGACACCAAGGTCAAGGAACTCATGGATCAGGGTAAGACCTACCAAGAGGCCACAGAACTTGCGCTCAAAGATGTTGGCGTGAAGATCGCCGACCTCGGTGCTGACTTCACTACCAAACTCAAAGACACGTCGGATGCACTGGGCAAACAGATTGGTGATCTTTCGACGCAACTGAAGAACGCCGAGTCGGCCATCTACACCAAGATGGCTGAGTACGAGAAGGCGGGTATCGCACGCGACGAGGCACTGTCCAAGGCCATCGGTGATGTGGCGTCTAACCTCGGCACGACCAAGGACGAACTGCTCAAGCAGATTGGCACTACGGAAGCCAACCTGAAGACTCAGGTGGGCAACGTCGAGACCAGCCTCGGCACCAAGATCACGGAGTCGCAGGACGCCATCCTCAAAGAGTTGGGTTTGGTCAAGACCGGCTTGTCTGAGGAGATCGAGGGTGCCAAGGAGGAGATGGCGACCGCGCTGGGGAATGTTGAGACCAACATCCTCAACCGCATGGCCGACTACGAGAAGGCTGGCATCTCCCGAGATGAGGCCCTTGGCCGCGCCGTTGACGACGTTGCTGCTCAACTTGGTACCACGCGTGACGACATCCTGACTAAGATTGGTCAGACCGAGGCCACCCTGAAGGGTGACATCTCAACGGCCAAGCAAGAAGTCCTTGACCGCGCAGCCGAGTACGAGAAAGCCGGTATCGCCCGGGATGAAGCCCTCACTCGGGCCATCTCCGACACCGAGCAGCGTCTTGGCACCAAGATCGGCGATCTTCAGACCACGGTTGGCCAGAAGGCTACACCTGCCACCCAGCAAGACCTCGATGCCATCATCAACCTGCTGGAGACTCAGGGTGCCTATGACCCGAATCTGGACTACAACGGCGACAAGGTAATCGACCAGAAGGACAAGATTGCCATTGAGACCGTGCTGCGCTCGCAGCAGCCGGGGTATATCCCAGACCCCAATCAGCCTGATTTGGGCCAGCCCGATCCGAACCAACCGTTCAAGTTCCTTCCCGCACCGGGTTCCAAGTGGGCACCAACGGGTATTTTTGGCGAGATTGGTACCACCCAACGTCTGGTCATGGATGAGGCAGCACGCACCCGTGCAGCCAACGAGCAGGCGGCGCTCAAGACCCAGCGTCTGGGCAACCTGAACACCATGATGCAGATGCTGGGGCAGTCTGGGGATGCTGGAGGGCAACAAGTTACTGTAAAAGCAGCCGATCCAGCCAAGATTGGGTACATTTATGACTGGAGCAGCATTTTTGCCAATCCGTCGCAACAACAGATGTTTGTTACTCCCTACGCACAGGGCGGTGCAGTTCGTGGCGAAATGGATGATGTGAATGATGAATTGCTCAAAATTTTGAGGGGTTGAAGATGGCAGGTTACTACGACGAAATCACTGGTGAGTACATCGACACGGGCGATGTAGGTCAACTGCAAGGCCCTTTGGACAACACGTCCGGTACGGGCACCATCGGGGACTACACCCGCACGCAGGTCTTCGATGACGGGTCTACCCTCATCATGGACTTGGATGGCAACATCATCGGGTCTACCCCGTCTACCGATACCGGGTACACCGGGGGTGGCGGTTTCGACGTTGGCAACCTACTGTCCCGGCTTGGCACTTCGGCGTTCAATGCCCTCAAGGGTGCGTTTACCAAAGACGGCAAGACCGATTGGCGCAACGTGGCCGCTGCCGCAGGTGGCTTGTACGGCCTCTACCAATCCAACCGCCCCCAAGACAAAGTAGGCTACCAAGGCGGTATCCCTAAGTATGAGGCGGTGCGTGAAGCCGCGCCCGGCACCTACGATCCTGACCGCCGACCCGGCAGTGGTGGCCAACGCTACTTCTCCCAGATGAAGTACGCCGCCCCGGGCGAAGCCGCTGAGACCGCACGTGTTGCTGCACGCGAAGAAGCCGCAGGCTTGGAAGCCCTCAACCGTGCCAACCCCGCACGCCAAGCCCGTCCCGACCCTACTGCGGAAGCAGCGAAGAAGGGTGAGGAGTCATCCAACGTCCGTGAAGGTCGCCCAGCATCAGGTGTCATTCAGGATAAACCCGTACCCCAATACGCGACGGGAGGTATCACTGCACTGGCGCAAGGTCGATATTTAGGTGGCGCAACAGATGGCATGGCTGATAAAATTCCAGCACGAATTGATGGAAAACAGGAGGCCCGGTTGAGCCACGGCGAGTTTGTGATTCCTGCTGACGTTGTGAGCCACCTTGGCAACGGGAACTCCGAGGCCGGGGCGCAGCGCCTGTATTCCATGATGGACAGGCTGCGCAAAGCACGCACCGGAACGGCCAAGCAGGGCAAGCAGGTCAACCCCGACAAATTTATGCCCGCATGAGGTAACACATGGCCACCGCACCTACCACTACCACCGCTGCCTCTGCTACAACTGGCGTGGGCCAGCAAACGGGCACTGAATCCTCGCTCTCCAACTGGGCAGGCCCATACGTCACCGAGATGCTTGGCCGTGGCCAAGCACTGGCCGGGCAAGATTACCAAGCCTTCCAAGGCCCCCTGACTGCCGGTGCATCTCCCGTACAGGAGACTGCATTTCAAGGCATCGCAGGACTGACCATCCCGACCGAGCAGATGAAGGCGTTCACGCCACAACAATTCACTGCGGAGGATGCCAGCCGACTGATGAACCCCTACCTTGAAGCGGCGCTCAACCCGCAGATTGATGAGGCTCGTCGGCAGGCACAGATTCAGAATCTTCAGAACCGCACGGCACTGACCCGTGCAGGTGCGTTTGGTGGTGGTCGCGGTGCGTTGATGG